TTTAATTTTGGATTACGGCCCACCATCCATGCTGGTAACAAGTAAGATGCAAACTCAGACTTGGTGTGTCTTGGTGGCATGTTAACAATTAGTCGTGAAATTTTACCAGTTGCAAGGTCATTAAATTTTTTTGCAATATGTCTATGGTGCGCACCTTCAATAAACTCGGGCCAAACACATTTAACAAAGCTTAAAAAGTCATCTTGAGCTTTATTTTGAATTTTTTTCTCCGCATACATTACTTGAAGTTGTCGAAAAGTTTTACGGACGTCTGAAGGTAGCTTACTTATATCTATATTATTTAAATCCATACAAAATTTTTAAAAAATTTTTCGCACCCTTATAGGATGTTGAAGAAGTTTTTACCACCATTGACTGTCTAAATCAAGCAATACAACCTAGAGTAGTGGGACCCCTTTTTATTTAAATGTGGATCGGCCTTTCTTTCTTAAAGTTTTTTGGATTTGGGTTTGGTACCTCTATTGAAGGGGTGAACGAGGGCGCGTTAGCGCCCGCGTTGTGGTTGATGACTCAGTCTAACAATACCATGTATTGTTTAGTAAAATTTCTACTAAACCAATCTAAACCTCGTCTAACTTTTTTATAATCACCTAACATTTCAGAGCCGATGATTACATCATACACAGCAATAGCAAACGCTGGCAATGTACACGACTCGCCACCAAATCTATTTTTTACTGTGTCTTCTTCAGTAGATAGAGATTCTTTAGCTACTAAAAATGGTAGAGTATATCTCTTGCCATTGTATTCTACTGATTGTTTTACTTTCATATTATTCATGTCCTTGATCATATAGGATAGATCAATCATTGTCAACAGCTGTTATTTTTTTATATGTTTGACCTTGTCTATAACCCATGTCAAAAGTATGTGTTGTAATCTTGATCGGTGTTTCGCTCGGCTTTCTAACAGGGTTTATATTTGCAATCTCATTTCTAAATTGATTTAAAAAAACATGCAAACAATTTTGATTGCAAAAATATGCCCATATACTTTCTCTAATATATTCACTTGTTAAAGGAATTTTTCTAGTCCTCAATACTTTATTGGTCCCTGAGCCACGCACCCTTGACTGTGTTTCAACCTTATGGCAATTAGGATTATGACACCAATTATAATTACTCATACTTTGGCAATCCCTCTAACATTGACATAAATCCGCCAAACAAAATTATTAAACCTAAAATAAAATGTTGTGAATGCAATGCTGTAATTACTCCTAACATTGTTAAAATCAATCCAACTAAAACCATTAATAATCGTCCTATCATTATGCTTTCCTTACAGAATAATTAACTGCAGTTCTTGGGTGTTCTGCGTCCAAGTCCCAAAAGTTATAACAAGGAAAACCTTTTAAGTCTGTCCATTGTCTTGATACGAAAGTTTTAAACTTTCCACTCCATTGATCGTAGTATTCGTGTTGATCTACTCCACGACAATTTATAAATGCCTGTCGTGATTTAGCATACCAACTAAAGTATTTTATGTTTTGTTTTGTCATCTTTCCTCTTTCTGTTAATAAGGTTATCCTATCATAAATAGGATAACCTCGTCAAGTGTTAATTTACACTTTCATTTTGTTGTTGTTCATATAACAACCTAGACGCTATCTTCTCCTCTCTTGTTTGCTCTTTCTTGTTCTTCATTCCTTTTATTCTATCAGCTAGGTTTTTAGGATTGTAGATTGTTAGACCTGTGCTATTAGTTCTTATGATTTCTGCGTCTTGAACATTTAATCCAAGTTCAGTACATAACTCAATCGCCTCGTCTAAATATTTATATCCCTTTAAACCAATTTTAATTTCTTTCATTTGGTTTAAAATAGATTTAATCCATTTGTTATGAGACATAACAAATTTACCTTTTTGAGCTTTCCAATCTTCCAACATCATAAACTCCTCTTTAGAACATGCAATCGATCTGTCTCGACAATACTCTCGACCAATTAAATCAAGTTTATATTTATCGTTCCACTCTTTCCCATATCCTTGATCGTCGTCGTCAGCTCTAAGATATTTATTATTTGCGTCTTGGAATTTAGTTAAATGTGGATTGCTACTTTTATTTTCTTGCTCAATATTTATATCAGCGTTGCAACCCTCTTGGGCATTTATTTCATCACGATATAAAGCATAGCCATAATTTTTGTCGCTTGAATGACTATCGCTATCGCCCTCGATACTACCATTTAATCTAAAATCAAAATGTTTTTCAATGGCTTTCTCTACCATTGTTGGATTGTTGTCATAGTCTCGATCTTCAACCTCGCCCATATAATGAAAATGGAAACAACTATCAGGTGCAATAGTATTTACATTTTGATATTTGTCTTGAAGATATTGTGCAAGTTTAACATCTTCCTCAGGATATGCTCGTCTAACTATTTTATGTGCCAAGTTCCACGCATTATCGTTTAGATCAATTTGATCTGCTTTCAAATTGTCATACTCTTTTTTTTCAACAGTATCCTCTTGCTCTAAATGAACTCTCATTCTGTTAGCAATCTTATTCCGATACTCTTGGTTTAGTCTTATTCTACTCATGTTTTTCTCCTTTATTAATTTTGTATTTTTATCACTTGACAATTAATCTGTCAAGTAGTATATAGGATTTAATAAATTATTTAGATTACCTCTTTCTAATTTATTGGGACAACTCCTAGTTGTAGTGCGTCACACCGTATTTATACCGTCTTCGTGCTATGAATTAGGACTGATCCCTGAACCATTGTGTTCTATAGCTAGACGTAATGATGTTGTACAAGTCGCAATGGTTCTGGGATCAGTGATATGTCAGGAGGTAGGCGAAAGCCGTAAACTTCGGTATTGCTGATCCCAGATCAGGTTGAAATAACATTGGCCTCTGCCCTGAAAATCGGGCGGGCCTGATCCCTGATCCAATGGGCTGGCTATGGCTTGTGAATAGTGCGCGCGACTATTGAGTACTTAACCGTTGGGTCTGGGATCAGAAAGTATGAGTAGACAATTAGAAAGTTATGGAATTAATATTCTCAAGCTGCATGCAGAATGGCTTCTGGCCAACGGCTACAAGCCACAAGCTTCAAGCTGCAGGCGGCAGATTAGAATGATTCTAAATAACAAAAAGAAAAAAGTTTTAAGCGGCAAGCTTGACAGTAACTCTGGGATAGTGTAGGATACACCTGATCCCTGAGCTTTGCTTCCGCGCCGCGCGTAGAAGTGGTTATGCATAATCCGCAAAGCTCTGGGATCAGAAAGAGAGAAATTATGGACACAACACAATTAAAAAGAATAGCTGACGCTCTGGAAGAAATCCTGAAGTTAGTAAAACAGGATATGGCGAAGTATGAAAAAAAGAAACATTAAGCACAACGACTTAACACACTATTTCTTGCGGGACCATGCAGAGCTCCCGCAAGCTTACCTGGCCAGCTGTGAGAAGTTCTTGAATTCTATTCAGGACCGGTTGATCACAAAAAAAGATGCCGCATTTTTATTCAAGCAGCAAGCTTCAAGCGCCAAGCTTGACAAGCAGCAAGCAGCAAGCTACAATAGGATTATAAAGGAGAAATAAAAAATGAAAACAAGTGAAGCGTGGACCATCGTCGGTGGTCTTAGTAAACCAAGTAAGATGCCGGGCTGGTCAATAGGCCTGCCGGCCAAAGAATGTAAAACTGGCAGCAAGCTGCGGAACGTTAAGGGCTCAGTGTGTTATGACTGTTATGCGCTCAAAAATTGTTACGTGTTTAAGGTGGTCCAGGATGCACAATACAAAAGACTGGCAGCAGTATACACATCGCAATGGGTCCAGGCAATGGCTCACCTGATCAACAGCAAGAAGTCGAACGTGTTCCGCTGGCACGATTCAGGAGATGTACAGGATCTAGATCATTTAAATAAAATATATGAAGTCTGCAGGTTAACGCCCACGAGGCGGCACTGGATGCCAACCCGTGAAGCATGGGTCAAGGACCATCTCGACAGGGCACCTGCGAATCTGGTCATTAGATTCTCTTCACCAATGATTGACCAGGGACCAGTCAACAGCTGGCCCAACACTTCAACAGTTGTTACATCTGGGGCTACCTGTCCAAGCGCTACACAGGGCAATCAATGCTTAGATTGTAGAAATTGCTGGAATCCTGAAATTAAAAATATATCATACGGCCAACATTAAAATGTTTAAACACCCGAAATATTATGCAGCCCTCAGGGCTGAGAGAAGGAAGCACCAAGCTGCAAGCGTCAAGCATCAAGCATCAAGCACCACTAAACCAGAACCTAGTTCAGGTTCTGAAGTTTCAAGCTACAAGCATCAAGCTCCAAGCGACAAGCGTCAAGCTTAGGCTTCAAGCCACAAGCTACAAGCTCATCTATCCTTGATCCAGGGATCAAGTAGTACTGAACAAGTTTCGAGGACCTTTGACAAAGGGTCTCGACTAAGATGAAAGTATTATTCGGATGTGTCTTATGGAACGCAATTTGGTGTGGTGAAAATCGAACTTTATTTCCTTTTGTAACTTTTAACTCTACTGTAAAAAAGTGGCCCAAAGTATTATAGCCCAATAGATCGGGAGTACCCAAAGCGCTAAGGTTTTCAATCCTAATCCACGAAATATCTTTAGAAACTTTACGAAGTTTTTTATATAATTTAGCTTCCGGGCCCATGCGGATTTTGGGGTTACATCGTCATCCATCTAATAATCTTTTTGTAGTTTCTCAGGTAAGATTATACTTGATGGTTTTTGAGTTTTAATAACTAATCTGTGTGCTGTATGACCTTTATGTCCTGCAATTGGAATAGAGTTTTCATGCACTTCCATACGTCTGACTCCCGCAAGTTTGCCATTAACTTCTACAAAAACTTGCGCGTTCTTAATTGCATCTGATCCCTCAGTAAATTGAGATAAGAATTGTTGAAGGTCTTGTACTCTCATAGTCCTGCTTTTTTTAACATCTCTTGATAGTCTCTAACCTTCTCAACTAGGTACTTGTTATCCCTTTGTAAGTTTCTCATCTCTGGAGAGTTATTTCCAATTGCTTTTAAGTTAGCCATTTCAACTTCAACTTCTGTAATTTGTTTTCTTAGTTGTCCGTTCAATTCTTGATGTGAAGAATCTATAATTCTAAGGTTATTATTCTCTTCTGACAATCTGTCAATCTCTTTTTTTAAACCTATGACTTGTGCTGACATTTCTTCTATAATTTTTTTATTGCCATCCAATTGATTCTTAGTTCTAACCCAATCAGACTCTCTCATCTTATAAGCCCAAATTTCTCGCTTGTGTTGGTCAACAAGTAAACTTAGATCTAGTTCTCCCCTGTCATCGCTTTCGTGTTTTCTCTCGCTTTCATACGTCATATCTTCTCCGTGTTCTTTCAAATTGTTATAAGTTCGTTTATCTTTCATACCTTGACAATATAGGATAGTTACCTTAAATTGTCAATATGGGAGTTCCAAAAAGATTAACAGAAATGCAAAAAAGATTTGCAGAGTTCATCGTATTCGGTGGACCAGACGGTCCCGTCTCTCAAGGTGAGGCCGCTAAGCTAGCTGGCTACTCAGAAAAAAGAGCGAGACAAGAGGGATCAGAATTAATGAATCCTAGATTGTCGCCGTTGGTAGCAGCATATATAGGTAAGCTAAAAGAAGAAAGATTAAAAAAGTTTGAAGTTAACTATGAAACACATGTAGCTGAACTTGCACGTATTAAAGAACTCGCGTTAAAGAAAGGCTCTTTCTCTTCTGCAGTAAACGCTGAAACAAATCGTGGAAAGGCTGCAGGATTATACATAGACAGAAAAATAATAAAAACAGGGAAACTAGAGGATATGACAGAAGAACAATTAGAAGCAAAGATGAAACAAATTTTATCCGACTACGAGCCTCTTTTAAATGCGCAGACTGTTGAAGGTGAGAGTGAGGAGCAGCCAAAAAAGATTTCATCAAATTAAGTTAAAGGAAATAGAAATCCTTTTTTCCTTTTTATTTAAGTTTGGCTCTACCCTGTGTTTAAACCATCCCGGAAACAGTATTACCTGATTCTCAAGTGGTGTCATTTTCCATACCGCGCTGTTGTATTTATTATGTTCTGATAAACTACTAGATGGCCAATCATATGCTAAAAAAGATGAAGCGGGATGTAAAAAAGCTATTTCACTATTGTTTGGTGTTAAATAAAACGATCCTGAAACAACACTGTAATTATGTGAGTGTTCAATATTATAATCCTTGTAACCATTTATATTTATCCACACAGTGTCTATCTTTAAAGGATCTTTATAAGCAATTCTTTTTCTGTAATGCTCTCCAACTCTTAAAATCTCTTTAAACAAATCATTTAAAGGTGCATGCTCACCCGTAAGACGTGGTGATTGCCAACCGCCTTTATTACTTACATTACTGCTTTTAGTTGTTTTTTTCATAGCCAAGCAATACTTAGCCATCTCTTTCACATTCAGGTTAAATTTTTCTGAATGAATCGGAACAGGAAATAACTCCATAATTTTTTATATTCTATATCTTTTGTATCCTTCTTATCCACTGTCTTGGTATCATAGTTCTATCACCAAAACTAAAACTACCATCATCTTCCTTATCATAAGATGCAAATAGTTTTATTGCCTTCTTGTCTTTCGAGTATAACCACCCTTCATTAATTGGTCTTGCAAAAGACATCTTATCAAACTCTTTCTCGGTTGCCCAGCCCGAATCACTCACACAATCGATCCACTCCACTCGGACTTTAGGAAAAGGTATTTCGGGAGTTGTTGAGTTTACGACTATTTTTCTTCTTTTCTTAGGCATAATTTCTTCTAGCATCTATATAGGGATCTGAAAAGTTTAAAAAGTTTCAAAAAGTTTCCTCGCGCGCCCGATAGGGCTTTTTGAGAAGTTAGTATTTATGCGGTTAATTTAACATGGTACCAAATAATTGGTACCATAAACCACATTTGGTCCATAATTGGTCCCACTTTAAGCCAGTATTTATGCGGCTGTCCCTTGAAAAGTACCAAAGTACCAATTATTTTGCTCCAAAAAAAATTTATAAATTTTTTTAAAACTTTTTAGAACACTATATGGTACCACAAAATCTAATTTGTGCCATAATACTGCCGCAAAGTTGCCATATTTTCTTTGGCTTCTGCAACAATGTGTAACAATTTGTCAATTTCACCCGTAATATCTATGTGTTCTACAATCACAGATTGTGGAGATGCCATCAACATGTCTATTTTAAGCAGTGCGTCTTCCATCTGGTGCTGGTAGCGCACCATCAGTGCCTTATAGATTTGCTCTCTCATTTACCCTCCTTTTTAATTAGTGAATCACCAAACTTGCCTCTAAAGCCCCATGATCCATGATGCGTGGTCCATGAGTCCAGATTCGCGTAGATCTTAATACTACAACGTCTAGCGAGCTCAGAGAATGCTAAATCTTCACCCTTCCACTCATGGTCATTAAAACTAGTGTCCCAAAAATTATACATATACTTTTCAATCGCGCCCTTATATCCAACTTCAGCATCCATCTTATCAGCATGCGCTTTATCAAACTTAATTCTTCTATTAGCGTATTTCGCCATCAACACTTTAAACACAGATCTATTAATTAACATTAAACCAGCAGGAGCAGACTTAAGTTCTACTAAATCAAATGGTAAAATTTTTATATTATCAGGATCTAAATGTTCAACCGGATATCTAACCTGATTAGGATGTTCTTTTAACCTATACGGAGTGACTACAATATCCTTTTCA